CGAGTTGCTCATGTTCCCGAACGGTGAGCATGACGACCAGGTGGACGTGACAAGCTATGCTGGAATCGTTATCGCCGGCAGAACGCAAATAGGACCCGTTCCCAAACCCCCCGGCTGGTAAAGGTGGTGGAAATAATTGCTCACAAGTTTAGATTTCCTACAACCCGGCAAACCATGGCCGCCTCCTTCCGAGGCGGAGCGGCTGGAGAGATATGCGCAAAACAAGTTGCTTTTTGAAGGTAAACATGAACAAGTGTTTAAAGACTGGATTCGATTACTCCGGGAGGATCAGCAAGCCACCTTAGAAATAGTATTGAACTGGCATAAACGGTTAAGCACGCTTTTTGCGGACCTGTTGCTGGGAGAGCCGCCAAAGATAACAGCCAGCGACCAAGGTAGTCCGGAGCAGAAAGCGGTGGAGCGTGTTATCGAGGATAACGGTCTTATAAACGTGGCCTATGAAGTAGCCCTTGACGTGAGCCGCTATGGTACAGGGCTTTTTAAGGTCCGTTATGATGGCCGCGCCATAATCGAAGGTCAGCAACCGGCGATATGGTTTCCGGTGGTGGCACCGGACAACGTTAAAGATATTCAGGCGCATGTGCTTGCTTGGACCTACGAGGAAGATACTCAAGAACGGGGGAAAACCGTTACAAAGAAGTATCTGAAAACGGAGATACACGAGCGGGGGAAAATTACAACTGTACTTTATGAACTAAAAGATGGCATGATAGGTGCGCTTCTGGAACAGGAAGAAATAGAAACCGGAGTTGATGAATTCCTGGTTGTGCCGGTAAACAATATCCTTACCACCGACAGAGTAACCGGCCTTGACGATTACAGCGACTTGGACAGTATCATTCAGGAGCTTGAGGTCCGGATAGCACAGATAAGCAGGATTCTAGATAAACATGCCGATCCTAACATGTACGGGCCTGACACTGCACTGGAACAGGACCCGGCAACCGGGCAGTGGGGATACCGGGGCGGCGGCAAATATTTCCCTGTGGGGCAGGGAGAGCAGCCTCCTGGATATGTTACCTGGGACGGCCAACTTGAAGCGGCATTTAAGCAAATTGACCTGCTTATGGAGCAACTTTACATTCTGAGCGAAACATCAGCTGCGGCATTCGGACAATTGAAGGCTGGCCTTGCAGAAAGCGGTACTGCACTAAGGCGGCTTATGATGGCGCCTTTAGCAAAAGTGAACAGGATCCGGATGAGGTTTGACTCGGCCCTGAAAGAAGTCCTCTGGCTAGCTTCTCTTCTTGAAAAGGCTCAAGGAATGACGGGGGCTGTGGTGCTGGAGAATATCCATATCACCTGGAACGATGGCCTGCCGGACGATGACCAGGAGCTTACTCAAAATGAGACACAACGCTACACAGCAGGGTTGACAAGCCTTGAAAGCTCTTTGAAGCGGTTGTATGGATTGGAAGGCGAAGCCCTGCAGGAAGAGATTGAGAGAATCCGGGGCGAGCAGGCAGGGCAGACCAATACCCAGCTGCCAGCTATAAACTTACCGCCGCCGGCAGGTGAAGAATAATGCCAAGAGACGTAAGGCGTTTTAGTGAGGTCGAGGTAGAGCGGCTGGTAAAGTTTTACGAGCAGGCCGAGAGGGAAATATTAGACCGGCTAAACAGGGCATTGCTGCGGGGCAATAAAACAGAATACCTGGCCCAGATGAAACGGAACATTGAAGCCATCTTACAGCAATTGCGGGAAGGCAACCGGACTTGGTGCGAGGAAGCGATCCCCCGGGTATACTCTCAGGGGCTTTATTCTGCCGATGCCATGTTGAAAGAAGCAGGCGCTACCGTGAAGGCCGGTTTTGGTGCAATACACCAGCAAGCAGCGCAGGTCCTGGCTGAAAACACACTTCAAAGCTTGGACCATGTAGCTCAAGTTATTGGCCGCCGGACGACAGACATTTACCGGTCTCTGGCTTTGGAGAACATTCGGGGTAGCGTGGTAGGTTACGACACCTGGAAGCAGGTAGCGCAGCGCTACCGTGAGCAACTGGCCGAACATGGGGTAACAGGATTCAAAGATGCTGCTAACCGAAACTGGAATATGAAGACCTATGCGGAGATGGTCGCAAGAACTACTACAATGGAAGCACATCTTCAGGGGACAGCTAACCGCTTGGTAGAGCAAGGCTATGACCTGGTGAAGGTTAGCAGTCACCGGGGAGCGTGTGAACTGTGCCGGCCCTGGGAAGGAAAGATATTGAGCATTACCGGCAAGACAAAAGGTTATCCGACCATCGAAGAGGCGAAAGCAGCTGGACTCTTCCATCCTCGTTGTTTACATGCATACGGCTTGCATATTGACCTGGATAAAGAGATTGAAGAGCTTGAAAGGGAAGAAAAGGAACGTCTGTTGCCAGGTTATGAGGATGCTTATATACCACCTGAAAAGCTCATTAGGTATGCACTGAATAAGGAGCATAAAGGTGGTGGAAAAGATAAGGCTATAGCTTTTGAGCAAGCTTTGGGGTATAATATAAATAACTACGAACAGTTAATTGAGGACGTTTTAGTCAATCTGCTAAAGTACCCAGCAGTATATAAAGGCAATACCAAATATGGCAAAAGGTATGAAGTGGAGATGGAATTGACAGGACCTAATGGTAAAACTGCAATGGTTATAACAGGCTGGCTTATAGAAAAGGAAACAGAAAAACCAAGATTGACAACGATTTACGTTGATAAAAGGTGATACTTATGTTAGTTAAGGAACATGATGTAATACAACTTAAAGATGGCAGAGAAGGTACGGTGGTTTATGTTGGCAAGAAGCCGCCGGGTTACCTGATGGAACCAACTGATGAAGAAGGTGAAATTATAGAAGTTTCGCCAGATGAAATTAAAAAAGTAATATGGAGAGCATAGAAAGCATCTGACAAAGTATCAGGTGCTTTTCTTTTTGAGTTTCTCAGGCTTTGGTGCTCCTTCCACAGCAATGCCGTAAATTTTGGGGTCGTTGAATTTCATTGGAATAGGTATTCGACTCTGATAGCAATAGCAGTTTAATTCAGGATTCCACTGGGCGTTGCCAAACCTGATTTTTGTTCCTGGCCGTGGGTTATAAAAAGAAAAACCACATTCTTTCCAGAATAGGCGGGTATGCTCTTTACCGAGCCGGATTAAAGTCGGAATCATCTTTTGTTTATATAACATACCAATACGATGATTGATGCCGACGTGGACGGACAGTTTGTCCTGGGGCATGTACCATTCCATATCGTTCATAAAAACACCTCTGGTTAAATTATACACCAGGGGTTTTGTTTTGTCTGCTATAAAGGAAAGTGATGATTTATGCCAGTGATGCGATGTCAGAAAAATGGGAAGCCCGGCTTTAAGTGGGGCAAAAATGGGAAATGCTACACATACACCCCGGGGGACGCGGCGAGCCGGGAACGAGCAAAGAAAAAGGCTCTGGCACAAGGCAGGGCGATAAAAGCAAATGGATAATAAAGTAATTCAATTGTATAGGTGGGAAGTACATGAGTTTCCCTGGGGAACAGCAGTCCGGGAGCAGAGGACGGGAAAATGGACAAACATATTTCTCAAGCCTGATGGGCAAGAGATTGATGTAAGCTTGTTGGATGTTGAACTGCACGAAAACGGAATAGAGTTTTTAGATTATTAACGCCTTATGGCGTTTTTATTTTGCCCTTCTTTCGTATTGTCAGGGCATAAAGAGACAAGAACCCGAAACTGGCACTGACCAGTATAAAAAAGTATGGAGGTAGATTATTTATGGATTGGTTAAAGGAATTACTCAAAAAAGCTGGGGTTGAAGAAGGAAAGATTGATAGCTTAGTTGCTGACATCAACAAAGAGCTGCCGAAACACTTCATTCCCAAAGGTAAGTATAACGAAGTGGCAGAGGCCAAAAAGAAGCTGGAAACGGACTTGCAGGCACGCGACGCGCAGCTTGAAGAACTGAAGAAGGCTGCCGGCACCAGCGAGGAACTGAAAAAGCAGATCGAAACTCTTCAGGCCGAGAATAAAAAAGCTAAGGAAGAGTGGGAAACTCAGATTGCAAAGATGAAACTGGATTTTGCGGTTGAAAGAGCACTGACAGCCGCAAAAGCTAAAAATCCGAAAGCTGTGAAGGCTCTGCTTGACATGAGCAAGGTGAAGCTGGACGGTGAGCAGTTGTTGGGGCTGGATGATCAGCTTAAGGCCATTCAGCAGAGCGACCCGTATCTTTTTGGCGACCCCGGCAAAGTGGGCAGCGGCACAAACCCGCCCGGTGCCGGAAACCCAGAAGTAAACCCGTGGAAAAAAGAAACTTTCAACCTTACGCTGCAAGGCAGAATCTTGCGGGAGGATCCGGCGAAGGCTGCGAGAATGAAAGCAGAGGCGGGAATAAAATAATCTTATGAGGTGATAAAATATGGCAAAAACACAAATTGCTGATGTTATAGT